CACAATATCACGCTTTCCGAATGGTAATCTAGAGCAGCGGACACAAACCCTACGAGATTGTACATGACAATCAGGGTGGACATAAGAAACTGAATAAGATCCAGCTTAACTCTAAAGGGAAAGGTTTCTTGGACAAGATATGCCATATCCATCGTGCCACAATGCCGAACAACGGAGCCTCCAAAACGATTGAGGCTATATTCGGACGCTTTCAGCAGCAGGTTCTCCACCAGTATGACAACTTCACGGGTCAGAACATCACTGCAAAGAAAGCCAGCAGCCGGCCTAACCTTGAGAGTATGGAAGCCAATAAGAAGAGTTTGCCTACATTGGACGAATTGAAAGCTATCTACGCAGAAGCACGGGAGAAGTGGAACTCCATGAAGCACCCCATTTATGGTAAAAGCAGAAAGGAAGTATATGAAAGCAGTGTAAACGAAGAGACACCGGTCGTAACACCGGTAGACATGGTTGATATGTTCTGGATTATGCACGACAAGCCTGCAACGTTCACTGACCAGGGTATCACTATTGAAGTGAAGAAGCAAAAGTACACATGGGAGGTGTTCAAGAACGGAGAACCAGACTTGGAATGGCGCAAGCTTCATACGTGGGAGAAGTTCTATGTTCAATATGATCCGAACGACATGACCACGGTTAAACTTTATTCGATAGACCTTGCCGGCGGACTTCATGAGGCTGCCGTAGCACGTCCCTACTGGGAGATACATCGTGCATTGCAAGACCAGAGTGCAGAGGAGAAGACGCAGATACACAAGGCTATCGAGGATGGCAAGAAAGACCGCATTGAACGTGTAATAGCCGGCAGACGCATTGCCGTAGCACATGGTACTGATCCGGAACAGAACGGGCTCATCTATCCAAAGCTGAAAGGACTTAACAAGGAGCAGCAGGAGCAAGCCCGGTCAAGACTTGCTTTATACTCTCAGCCACCTAAAAACTTCACGTTGGGACAGATAGCCAAGCATATCAGTCTGACCGATTGGAGCGAGGAGGTGAATGTGAATAAGGAGCAAGACATTACTACACCTGTCAAGGTTGATATGACTTCGGTCGCAGGAAAATTATAACAATTAAAAAAACAATATTATGAACAAACTGACAAAGACAGAGAAAGAACGCGTACAGGAAAGGCTGCGGCAGTATGTGGCCAAGTTCCCAAGTCAGAACAAGGCGGCGCAGAGCCTTACGGGCACGAGCAGCGCCACGGTGAGCAGCATATTGCAGGGCAAGTGGGAGAACATCAGCGACGATATGTGGCGCAACCTCGGCACGCAGCTGGGCATGGCCGGTGGCGACGGCTGGCAGGTGGTGGAGACAAAGGCCTTCCAGGAGATTGTGTTTGCGATGCAGAACGCGCAGGCGGCGAAGAATGCCACGTGGGTAGTAGGCGAGGCCGGCTGCGGCAAGACCACCACGGCACGGCTCTATGCCACGGAGCACAGCGGGGTGTTCTATATCCTCTGCTCGGAGGATATGAAGAAGAGCGACTTCATCCGTGAGATAGCGAGGCGCATCGGGCTGCGGACGGAGGGCTACAGCGTGCGCGAGCTGCTGGACCGCATCATCGACGACCTGATACAGATGGAGGCGCCGCTGCTGCTGTTCGACGAGGCGGACAAGCTGCCGGAGCGCGTCTTCCATTATTTCATAGACTTGTATAATAGGATGGAAGACAAATGCGGCATGGTGTTCCTCTCGACGAGTTACATCAAGCGCCGCATGGCTATGGGGCTGCGCTACAACAAATGCGGCTACAACGAGATACACTCGCNNGGATGCCCATGATGTCTATGCCGTATGCATGGCCAACGGCGTGACGGACAAAGGCAGGATATCCGAGGTGGTGAGAGATTCGGAGGAATATGAGTTCGACCTGCGGAGGGTGAAGAAGAGCATACACAGGGTAAAGCTGATGGCAGCCCAAAGGGCGGACAAACAGTGTTTGAACGGTGATAAAACGGCAGGGAGATGAACAGAGAATGCAACAGGGCTAAAGACGCTGCACAGGTGATAGCAGAACTGACGGCTGTGAATGCAGAACTGCGCGGTAAAGTGGAGGCATTGGAGAAGGCACTCTGGAAGCGCGACCATCCGGTACTGCGGCGTGCACTGAGCGTGAGCGACGTACTGTGCATGAAGAAAGAGACCTATCCCTTCGGTGGTGCATGGGCAGAAGCTTTCGGTAGCCCGGAGAAGAACGGTGTCTGGTTTGTCTGGGGGAACAGTGGTAACGGCAAGACGAGTTTCGTGTTGCAACTGTGCAAGGAACTGTCGCGCTTCGGCCGTATCGCCTACGACAGTATGGAGTAGTGCGCGTCGCTTTCGATGAAGAATGCCTTTGTGAAGATGGGAATGCAGGATGTTGCCCGCCGTCTGGTTCTGCTGGACCGCGAGAGTATGACGGAGCTCGATGCCCGCCTGAGCAGGCGTAAAAGTCCGGTCATTGTGATCATAGACAGCTGGCAGTATACTCACATGAGCTTCAGGGAGTATCAGGATTTCAAGGAACGCCACGGCAACAAGCTGCTCATTTTTGTGAGTCAGGCAGACGGCAACAAGCCGTCAGGCCGCACGGCGGTGAGCGTGATGTACGACGCGGCATTGAAAATATGGGTAGAGGGTCACCGGGCTTTCAGCAAGGGGCGGTACTTCGGAAGCAAGGGGTACTATACCATTTGGGAGGAGCGGGCCGTTCAATATTGGGGGGAATAATTATGGACTGGAAGCATACGAAGCGCCGGGATAATCTTTTATACCGGCTCCGGAAAAAGGGTGTGAGATGTAGCACGAGGGCACGGACGGTATATTTCCCCTACGGCGGGTCGCCTTTCGGGGTCGTACAGATTAAGAGGCTGTGCAGTGAGTATCACTTTAGTGTTCAATTAGAAATTGATTAAATTATGAGCAAGATTGACCGAATGGTGGAACTCATCCCACCGGGAATAAACAGGATGAGCGAACAATTGGTGAGCAAGGGGCATACCTGTGGGTATTGCCATGGCAACGGATACTTCTGGGGCGTGGATAGCTATGGTGAAAGTATAAAGAATCTATGCCCTGCGTGTAAGGGTAAAAAGACCGTCGACGCGGTGATAACGATAGAATGGAATGCAAGTGTATAATTTAAAACAAAGAACAGTATGGCAAACATTTTAGAAGAAATCAAAAAACGACTGCAAGTGTGGCACGAGCAGCGTGCTCAGCGTATCGAAGCAGATCGTCAGGCACTGCTCGACGCGGAGGCGCGCCGCAGGGTGCAGGTGATGGAGTTTAACGGTGAGCTGTATGTGGGCGTGGACGGCATGCCCCTGGTGAACGTCTGCGACCTCAACGAGACGCTTCCCGATGCCGTTGCCCACGCCCGGCAGAACTATAAGGACTGGAAGGAGGAGAAGCTATGGGAGCGTTAGAATGTTTCTTTTAACCGGCAGGAGGAGCTATGGAAAAAGGATTCAATTACGCGCGTTTTTTCCGGCTGTTGAAAAAGCTGCCGGGGGCGGACAAGGAAGCCCTTGTGGGGGCATATACTAATGGGCGGACCGGCAGCCTGCGGGAAATGCACAGGAGCGAATACGATGCCCTGTGCGCTGCCATGGAAGATATTACGGGCATAGATATGGACGGCCGGGCGCGGCAGGCAGCGTATGCGGAATTGAAGCGGCGGCGCAGCACTGTATTGAAGCTGATGCAGCAGCTGGGCATCAATACTGCAGACTGGTCGAGAGTGGACAGCTTTTGCATGGAAGCCCGGATTGCCGGCAAACTGTTCCGCCATATCAGCGCTGAAGAGCTGGAGGTGCTTGCCGTGAAACTGCGGTCGATAGCCCGGAAGGGAGGCTTGCGAACGCAGGGTGTGGCAGGTTCCGGTAGCAGCAGGGCAGAGACGGTGTATCTCCTGCTGCCTGCTGAAGATAAAGGCAACTAAAGTATTAACAATAAAAAATGAGAATTACAATGGAAGAAATGGGTAAGGTGGTCGATCTTACGCGGATGACCAAGGAAGAGAAGAACGCGCTGTTCGCACAGCTTCAGCGCGAGGCTCAGGATGAGCGTAACGCGCAGCGGGAAACCTATGAGGGACTGCGTGCCCAGTTCATGCACGACGTGGAGGCACGTTTGGAAAGAGTGACGGCAGACGTGCGGGGATTTCATGACTGGCTGACGGAAGAGGTGGCGGGGTTCGTGGCGGTGATGCGCGACTACGGGCAGGTGCGCAAGAGCGACCAGCGCAGCTACACCATTACCGACGGTGACTTCAGGCTGGAGGTGGCAGCGAACCGGGTGAAAGGCTTTGACGAGCGTGCCGACCTTGCCGCTGAGCGCCTGATAGACTACCTGCAGCGGTATATGGCGATGAGCGAAAAGGGTGCAGATGACCCGATGTACCAGATGGCGATGACGCTCTTGGAGCGCAACAAGGTGGGCGACCTGGATTATAAGAGCATCTCGAAGCTGTATGAGTTAGAGGATAAGTTCGACAGTGAGTACGGCGAGATAATGCAGCTGTTCAAGGAGGCCAACGTGGTGCAGCGCAATGA